ATGACCTGCATGCAAAAGATCAAACGTCGATGCCGTTATCCCTACTTTCATTACTTATCCTTTTTGGTCTGTTAAGAAAATCACGTGATGGATCTTGACCATCAATACCGTTATTCATATATGCAGCAAAGAAAGATGCATAGTTAATTAGATCGACACAAGAATCTTCAAGCGATTCAAAGTTAGGATCGTAATTAGGATCTTGTTCCATTGCTTCAAGAACAGATTGCATACGAAGAACTTTAGAAGAAATGGTATCAAGAATAGATGCACACCCACGCGGATAGTACATCGCTTGCCTAATTCTAGAATTAGGATTTTGATAATCATTACCTTTCTTTGTTTGAACTTCTGCAGCTTTCTGCAGGATTTTAAGAGACTCTTTCATCTACTAACTCCACTTCTGTACCATATGACCAATGGCCATTTTCTAAGTCTATTATAACACGATCTAGTAGATTTGTAAACATTTTATCTACTTCAACGCCATATTTTTCACCGGCTTTTTCACAAAGTTCGATGCGCTCAATTTTAGTTTTACCATATTTAGACATGACGTAATCGCCGATTTGAAATGTATTTTTCATTACACAATCCCCGCATTTTTCAATTTATTATAGGCTTGAGTTACACGTTGAGTTTCGTGAAAGCCTCTTTGCATTTCATCAGCCAACCAGGCCACTGTCCTACCATAGAAGTTTTCAGCACGATCTTTAAAGATCTTTTTTGCGGTTTCGATTTTCATTAATTTACACTCCATCCAAAGTTGTCTGCCAAGAAATCATTGCCTTTATCTTCAGCAATAGCTATACAAATAGCTTCGCGAACAATAGTATCAAGATTGTCGAGATACTTAGCAGCAGTTGGGATATTAACACCCTTGCTTTCAGTAATGAAGTTATATACAACTTCAGCATCGTTAGCATCCTGTGCGTACATATCAGCCATATCTTCTTTAATAGCCCAATCGCTTTTAGCTTGATTTTTATAGCTTTCGATAAGTGCTTTAAGATTTTTCATTGTAAAGGCTCCTCTTCCTTTTTGATTTTATAGATATATTATACACTATTCTGGCGTAAATGTACACTAAAAAATGCATTTTGTTTTCATTTGAAATCAATTACTTAGAATTTTTTTGAATTTTTTTCCATTCCAATGATAGATTCCTTCATGCTTATATTCAGTTTCTTTTCTATTATTAATAAAAATATACACAATATCCGGATAATTTCTCCAGGTTTCTAATTTGGCTGATTCACATCTAGCCAATACGTATGGCACGTTACCTGTATGTTCAGTAACTTTAACTTCAACCGAATCACCTTGAGGGTCAATTAAATCTTTATATGGACGTAAGTCGTCTTCCCATCCAGTTTCGATTAAATATTGTTCAGGAGCATGACCATAAAGACATGTTTCATAAATTGTTTGCAAGCTTCTACCTCTCGCAGTAGATGACTTACTATGAATAGCTTTAGCTTCTTTCATAGCTCTATCTCGCCATTCAGAAGTAGATTGCAAATCTTTTATATTAAAGCTCATATCCATATTAAATATGTCAGATATTTTTGTATACGTATTCGAGTGCACGATCTGCTTCCTTATCTAGTGGTCGATTTTCATACCAATTACCAGTTTCTTGGTCTAGTTCTCTACACATAACAGCAATTTCATTTGCAGTAATTGGATAACTTTTACTTATAGCGTTGCCCGCAAGAGCAATCATGATTTGATACATTTTATGATACCAACCAGTATTTGATATAAGTCTATATTCTGATTCTAGTCTACGAGGAAAAAACGGACAATCTCTATATGAAGACCAATGGAAATTAGTGTTATCCATTTTTGATTTACGGTGTTCAATAATCTCGGCTTGCATATTTTCTGGTAAACGATCGAAGAAAGAACTACCGGTTTTTTTCTCAGCCATTGGATGCTTTTTTATTAATTCAGATGGATTAATAAAATTACCGTTACTATTACTGAATATAAAGTTATTAGCGCCATCGTACTTTGCAGGGATGTAATACATTCTAGATAAGTCTTTAGTCTGCTTGTCTCCGAGTTCGTCGAGTTCTGATTGTAGAGCGTACCAGAATTTTTTAATGGTGTCGTTTCCAACCGATACCGTAAGTGGAAAGACGATCCTAAACTTTGGCGAATCGATCGTACTGCTAGCAGTAGAATAGCACACCCACCTATAATCACCGAAACGCTTAACCAGTTCATTTTGTAAATCTCCTTCAAACTCAAAGTCATCAACATCAACTGCACACCAGCCAGCCCATTCAACTACGTTTTTATTTGCTCTAGTTGTGTTAGGCAAATACGTAGCAGGTGATATAAGTTCAGCATCTTTTTTAGATTTACGTTCAACTTTCGAAAGATCATACAAAACTTTCTCAAAAGCATCAAAGCTTTCAAGTTTTACAGATCTATTAGTTTTATTATCAAAGATGCTTTTAAATAGCGTCGCTGAGATTTCCATGATTATCTCCGTGATCTGGTCCAACCCATCCATTAGGTTTGATTAGATCTGGCAATCCAAGAGGATTAGGTCTACTTTCTTTTACACCAACTTCTTTATTCATATTAGCATCAAATACTTGATTCCAGGCTTTGTGAGAGTCAATACCGAATGCGTCTAAAGTACCAATAGCAATAACACATAAATCGATAAGGCCATCAACCAACTCTTCTGCATCGTCATTTCCTAGTGCCTCTCTAGTTTCTCCCAATTCTTCTTCTAAAAACTTAATCCTAAACTCTAAAAATTTTCGCATAAGTTCTTTATTATCTTTGTTGGCCTTCATCCAATCATGCACACCGTATTTATTGTGCATATCATGCATGTCTTTTACCCAATCTTTACTCATATTTTTCTCCATCATTTAATATATTATACACTATTTTTATTGATTTGTACACAGTTTATTACGAAAAGAAATCTTCTAAGGTTGCCTGCTCTTCAGCTGACCAGCCAACAGAATTAAGAATAAAATTAAGAGGCTCTAAGAAAGTTTTTTCAAACTGTTTATCATAATCGATATATTTGTGAAGTTGCATTTCACTAGGAAGATGCATGGGAAACGAGATAACATTTTCTTTTATATGATTAGGAAGTTTTAGATACGCAAATTTAATCTTATCACCATTACTAATTAGTTCATAGCGATCAGTTAGTTTTCTAGACTTTGCTTCTTTGTTGTATAGAAGTGATCCGCGCACGTGAATAGGAGTACCCTTTTTATAGATAAGTTTTCTATCACTCCAGTCAGTAATGTTAGACACGCCTCGAGGAAACGCTACTTCTTCTGGAGGTAAAGACTTAAATTCATTTTTAAATTTTTGAATAAAATCTTGTGTATCAGACTCTGTGCCTGAAATAATAATCTTAAATATTTCTTTGAATTTACTACGACATATTTCTGGCGTAGAAGACTTAATTGCTTCAATACCCATGATCTTAAGCTTAGGCTCTTCGTATTGCACGCCTTCACTATTATGTACATTAAGAATATATCTTTTCTTTGCTGTCCAAATACCTCTATCAGCAATCACCTCTCGTTCCATTACCATGCGATTCTCGAAACAATTCATTTCCTTAAATATTTTTTCTAGATCAGAAGCTAAGACCTTATTGAAATGATTATTGCACGCATCATCGAGAAACTTAATAGGGTCTTTAGGATTAAATTTTTCTACGAATGCTTTGAAGTTAACGTAGATTGAATCTGTATCAATTGCGATTACATAATCTTCATTGTCAGTTTCTAGAAGTTTATTTAGTTCTCTGTTAATAGCAGCTTCACATGTTTTAATTACATATTGACCTGTAAGAGTAATACCTTCAGCAACGCGAAGATCAAAATATCGATACCATTTATTACCAATGGCACCAAACAAAGAATTCATCAGAATCTTAACGGCCATTTGCTTGTTATTCAGTGACGCGATTTGTTTTTCTATTTCTTTAGTACTACCCTTTTGCTGCTGCTTTTGCCATTCGATCATTTCCTTTTTGACTTCTTTACGTTCAGCATAATATTGCTTAACTAGTGTAGGAAATACACCTTCACGACTATTATCAAAACCTACACCATTAGCAGCCTTTGACATATTAGTACCATTCATAGTTAAAGTCTCGGGTGACATATTCCACTGAGCAATAATATTAGGATACAGTGAATTCAAATCGAATGAAACTACCCAATCATGAGCACCGACTTGTGGCTCTTTAACGTAACCTCCAGCAAATTTAACATTGATTGCTTCACGCTCTCTTCTTGGTGGAGGACCTGGAATAACAATATTACGTTTAGCCAGTTCACGATAAATAATTGAATCCCATATAGCAGTAGTACCAAAAATGTCTGTAAAATTAACTCCAGCTTTGTATGCTAGAGTAAAGCCTAGACCAATAAGATCTAGTTTTTCATCCATACGGTCAATTAGTTCAACGTCTTTAATATTGTAGTCAATATAAAGCTGATGGTTTTCTTTGTAAAGATTTTTAAGGGAACCATACTCAGCATATGAAAGTTTCTTTTCGCCGAGTACTACATGCGAGATATGATTAAGTGCATATGATTCTTGAGGACCATATGAATATCCAAACTTTTGGAATAAATCAAAGTAATCTAATTGAGAAATGCCAGCAATTTGTTGAGTTGTCATTGTTTTATTTTTAAATGCAACTGTCTTAGGTCGTAAGATACCCCATGGTGACATTTTACTTACAACTGATACACCAAATAATTTAGTAATACGATTAACAATGTATGGAATATCAAACATACGGATATTCCAACCAGTTAAAACTTCTGGATAACTACTCATCCAGTATTTCATAAATTTTTCTAAAAGTTCATATTCATCTTCACATCGATGATATCTAATATGTAAATGTGTATGAGGAGATTTACTTACATCGTATTCACCACATCCCCATACTTCATAAAATGATGACTTTGTGGATTTTACGGTAATAGCTGTAATAGGATGAGCCGCTTGATCAGGCTCAGGAAATCCTTCTTCTGAGTGAACCTCAATATCTAGATTAAGTACATTAATTAATCCGGAATTAAATTCAATATCTTTTGGAAACTTACTCTGAATAAATTGCCAAAGAACACGGTCTTGGCCATAGTATTTAAAATTACTTACACCTTCGTATCTATCAACGAAGTCTCGCATTTCGCGTGCAGAAGTAAATTGGACAGGTGCAACAGGAGTACCGTCAAGCGCTGTCCAATTTGTTTTTTTATCTGTTGGCATGTACAAAGTAGGAGTAAGCTTATACTTTGTCATGACTGGTACGCCGTTATGGTTATAACCGCGATATAATACTGAGTTACCGTAACGATCGTAATTAGTGTAAAAAGACATATAACCTCCAAAACATAGTATATTATATCAAACTTTGAAGCAAATGTACACTACTTTATACGATCTTTCTCATTCTTTCTACTAAGCGATCAGCTCTATTGGTAACCTGTCTATACCAACGAGAGTCTACCATTTCATTAGCTGCAGCGTTCCAATCACCCGCATCTACTCCACGTTTCATTCCAACAAATTTAGAAAGTCTTGGACGTCCCATGTTAAAGAGCATATTTGCAATGATGAGTTGGGCTTCTCCAGGTAAATTGTCGAAGTCCTCGTACAGTTTCCTACATTCGTCAATGACGATTGCAACATCTGTATCGAAACACGCATTGACTCTATCCTCACTGACTGGCGTTCCAACAGCCATGCCATGTTCTGGATCTGTATCCAAGACCAAGTGACCGATGCCAAAAGTAGGAAGCCCAAGATGATCGAGATAAATCTCATACTTTACTCCCTCGTCAACCTTTAATTCTTCTCGTAATTGTTCTAAATCCATTTTATCTATCCACTTACATAGTTATTTTTAGGTCTATACCAATTCTTTTGATTATGTATTTTACCTAATAGTTGTTGTATTTCTTTCGCTTTTTCTGGATCTAAACTGTGCAAATACCTTAAAGACGTTTCAATTAGATGTACATCTTTTATATCTAAATTAAATTTCTCATTAGGTTTTACCATTATTTTTCTCCTAAAGGAAAAAGGAGCAAGAGATTTGCTCCTTTTAATATTTATCCTAGAAAATCATTTTCTTCTTTAGCGTATGGCCACATTTCACAATTGGCCTAAGAGAGCCTTTAGTTTCTTTTTTGATTTACCCATTGCTTTAGCTTTAGCAATTGTATCTTTATTAGACACATCATCACCGACTACAACAAGGCCAATCATGCCCATGCCTTTGTGCGGTGTACACCAATAATAGTAAATACCAGGTACTTCAAAAGTCATAGAAACTTCTTTACTATTCTTAGACTTCTTTGGAAGAGCTGCTCCATCAGGTCCTGCAATCATTTCTACATTGTGACCTTTCGAAGCGGGTACCCACGTAACTGTATCGCCTACAGAAACACGAGCAATCTCTTCGCTATAGACCATCTTGTTACCATCAGCATCTTTGTTAAGCATTTCAATAGTAGTTGCATTAGCAACCCCTACAGTAAACATAACAGCAAATGCTGTTAGATAAAAAGCTAGTGTTTTCATTACAGCTTAAACCTTCCGTGTGTAAGTTCTCTTTGCCGCCGCTCTAAGTCGACTAGGTCAGATGAGTTAGCCAAATACTTTTCAATTTGTTTTTGTTGATAGGACATGTTTGTTCTAGTAAATAGATCTCTAATCCAGTTAATCATCTGCCGAATTCCTCTTGAATATCTTGGATGGTTTTCTGATTTAGATCACTTAACAGGTTCCAATATTCATCGTGCCTATACTCGCCATAGCGGCAAAGTTGTTCGGCAATATGTCTATTGGCTTGTGTTTGACGAGCGATCATATAACCGATCATCATACCTTTGAAAGTGTTCTTAACTAGTCCTAATACCTTCTCAAGAATCTTCGTTGAGAAGCTCAGGCTTTGTAGTGTTAAGGTTGTCATTGTTTTCTACCCCGTTTGTGATTAAGATTTTACGGGGACGCTTTTCATCAGGGATAACTCGCTCTAGGCGAATTGCTAATAGACCGTCCTGAAGATCTGCTCCTTTAACTTCTACAAATTCAGAGAGTCTAAATGATCTCTCGAATTTACGACCGCTGATTCCCTTATGTACATACATTTCTTGATTACGTCTTTGATCGCGATTACCTTTTACAGTAAGAATACCATCATGCATAGTAATATCAATATCAGATTCTTTGAAACCAACAACTGCTAGTTCAATCAAATATCGATCGTCTGCTAAATGTACGACGTTATGTGGTGGATAATGGTCTTTCTTGTGGGACTGAGCCATACGCTCCAGATCATTAAAAATATGATCGAATCCTACAAATGCACCACGCGGGAAAGTAAGTGTGTTATTAGTCATATTGACCTCCAATAAGCAAGGTTGTAGATGGACCCGCACAATGCGGCATCCTATATTATATATAGTACTTTTTTTTTAAAAGTACATAGTTATATTAAAATTAAATATGTTCTCCGCCAGGATCATGTGAATCAAGGGTAATTTTTTTTCCATCAATCCACATATATTGGCGCGTGCGACTTACACTGTGATAACCAGTGCGCAAATTAAAAACTGATGGATTACGTTTAGCTGTTTCAAATGTTCCTACTGTAAGGCATATGCCTGCTAGTAAGGCAACATGTGCAATTGCGCTAATTCCAAATACTGTCCAGCTACTAACAATAAATCCAAATATAATGCACCACATCCAAGCCAGGACCTGAAGTACCATATGTCTGGCGTTAAGATCTGGAATGTGACGCAGAGGATTAACATTGGCGTTCATTACAGAATTCCAAGTATTTACAATAGTTTCTCTCATTGAATATACTCCTTTTTCAAATATTAAATTAGTAGGATAATGTGCTTCTACATTATCTTTAAATTCTATGGCATCATATAAGCCATAGAATTTTTGAGTTATCTTATAATCTCTAAAGTATGCTGTTACTTTATACATTAAAAGAATCTTCCTATCAGTGCTACTATAACTTGATATAGACCCCATCCGAGACAGAATGCAAGCGTCGCAAAGAGAAACATCTCAATACTATCGGTATTATGCCACCACTCTATAATTTTTTTCACGATTTATTACCAATGTTATATTTAGGACAAAGTTCCCAATTAGATTTTTCTTTGTAAGGAATGATCTTAATCTGTCTAAGTGGTGCCAATGGATGTGTACTTTCTTTATTCACAATTGAAAGTAAACCCCAATCACTCATAAGAGTTGCAATTGTATTTCTGCGTGCAAGATCATTTTCTTCTAAGTTAGACTTTTTACCATCAAGTAAAAACAATTCCTTAAAATGCACAATAAAATATCTACCTTGTTTATGCAAGATATGACACGACTGATATAGCTTGTTGTCTTTTCTTGACGCTACACCGATGCGAGTTAGAGTTTCTTTAATTTTAAGGAAATCATCTGGCTCGTTTAGAGTTACTTCCAGCATATCGCCTGGAATCCACTCAATTAAATTATTTTCTTCCACCTTTGTAAACCTTCTTCTTCAATAAGTCTAGTTGCTTTTTTGTGAGAAGGGACAAGGCTTGGCGAGCTTTTTCATTGCTGTAACCATAATAAGCTTTGACTACTTCCACATCACCGAAAGTTTCAGGTTTAATCCATTTGGAAAACCGTTTCTTCTTTCTAACTATATTTATAAAAAAGTCAAATTGTAAACGGTTATCTAGATGGTGGTTGATATTCATTTCGTTAGCCATAAGTACAGTGTCATTAAAGTAAGATAGACTACGATTAACCATAAAAGAGTTATATTGCTTTTCGGTGATGTCATCTACCATAATATCCTTTTTAGTAGTATTGATGGCGTTAATAAATTCAAACGGATTAAGCGAATTCGACATTAGCCATAATCTCCGTCATACATGCAACCACATTTAGTTCATGATCTGCAACAAATGCATTCTTATATTGATAGTCAGCAAGGATAAGAACAAGTTGTGGAATAGATTGTGGTTGAACCTTATCTGACATATCATCATATACAGCTCTAAAAATTGCTGAAGCATCGGTATCAATATTATTGACAACCCATGAACGCATCTTCTTAAACTCTTTGTCCTTTAGATACTTAAATAAATCAGAATAATTGCTGCTACGATTATTGTTAACCACATTAGCATCGATTTTACCAGTGACAGAAAACCTTTGAAGCTCATTAAGTACTCTTCTCCAATCAGGCGCATATTTCATTATGAGATCGGCAAGGGCGTGACTATCAAAAGATACTTCTTCTTTGTATAGAATACTAGCGGCGTGGTCCATAAACTCACCGCATAGTTGTACCATATCTTTTTTAGTTGTATTGAACTCATAAACACCACAACGAGAATGAAGTGGTTCAATAATACGATTCTTAAAATTACAAGTTAAAATAAACCGGCAATTGTTTGCAAACTCTTCGATAAAACCGCGAAGAGCTGGCTGTGTTGATTGAGGGTTTAGATAATCGGCTTCGTCAAGTATAACTACTTTGACTCCACCTTGCAGGGAAACAGAAGAAGCAAACTGTTTAATCTTACCACGAAGGGTGTCAATATTGCCTTCTTCAGAACCATTAATTACAATGTAATCAAGGTCTAGTTCATTACACAGAGCTTTAGCTACTGTGGTTTTCCCGAGACCAGCCGTACCGGTGAAAAGCATATTAGGCAATTCACCGGTATCAACTAGACTCTGGAATGTTTGCTTAAGGCCATCCGGTAGGATAGTTTCAGCAACTGTACGAGGACGGTACTTCTCGACCCAGAGAAAATCATTCATTTACAAACTCCATAACAAAAAATAATTATATCACGTATTCACGAGTTTGTAAACCTATTCTGTAGCTGCATCCTCATCCATCGCGACTTCAACATTAACTTCTTCGTCATCAACTTCCATCGCATTATCTTGAGTCATTTGCTCACAAAGCTGGATGACTTGAATACATTGGTCGCGAAGTTGACCGATAGTCGAAAGCTCTTCACCTTTAAAGCCACCACGTTGTGTGACAGCATCAATAACTGCAACCATTGAACGGCTGCTACGATTTGCAAGTTCTTGCAATTGTTCTACATTTTCAGACATATTTAAACTCCAAATTTAGACGTCTTTTCAAGTGCAATCCAGTATGTGACATCGATGTCTTTGTTTTTGAATTGCGTGATTAGTTTGGAAGAAATCTCAACATCATAATCGCCAGGCAGGATCTTAAGATTTCCAATATTTAGGATAAAGTTAAAAACAGCATCCTCCTTAAAGTCACCATCAATATCGATTGAATACGAGTTTGAGGTGTAGTTCTGGCTATCAACCACAGAAAGACTTAAGATACCATCTTTGCCAGAAATAGATAGTTCACTATGACCAAGAGTAGATGCTGCACGCTTAAGCTTATTTAATGTATCATTATCAAGCACAAACTTTAGATCTGCTTCAGGCATAGTAATGTCTTTTTGTGGGGTTGTCAAAGTATCTTCAGAAGAGAAGAAGTATTTGACTTTTGATCTACCAGTTGAATCACCGACAGTAACATGCTCATCATCAAATTTTAGACGAGGAGTATCTACCAATGATAATACACCGATAAATTCATTGAGATCGTAGATCCCAAATTTCTTTGTAAATTCTTCAGTAATATTAGCTCGAGCTAATACATTTCTAGCTTCACTAATTGTCTTCAAGCTTTGACCTTGGTTAATAAGAATGTTCTGATTAATGCCAGAAAAATTCTTAAGGACTTGAAGAGTACCGTCACTTAATTCCATAATATAACTCCATGTTTCATTATTAGTATATTATAATACAGTTCCATAGGAATGTACACAGTTTTATTTGATTTTACTAAAGTTTTTCTCTTTAATAAATTCAATCTTAGAATTAAATTTTCCATCTAAGATTTCACCTTTATGCGAGATAACAAATATATTGGTATCACTACCTAAAGTATTTAAGATCTTTAACAGATTTTCAACACCATCATGATCTAGAGAAGAATCAAATGTCTCATCAAGAAGCAATAGATTAGTAGCTACTGAATTTTTCATTTTAGCAATTTGTCTCCACGTAAACAGAAGAGCCAAATCAATTCTTTGCTTTTCTCCTTCAGAAAATGAATCATACGTAAACTCATCGCGATGACGAGATCTGATTGTTTCTTGAAAGCTTTCGTCTAAATCAAAGTGTACAAAGAAGTCAAGAACTTGTAAATATTGATTAACGAGTTTATTTATCACAGGTAAATATTGTTTAATAATTTTTGTCTTAATGCCAGTGTCTTTTAACATTTCAGTTATAACACTATTATAAGAATATTGATCAGAAAGTTTAAGCTTTTCTTCTAGTAAATTATCCTTTTCAGTTACCAGTATTTCTAATTCTTCTTTTGCTTTATCTAAATCGGCTACAGCAGATCCTGTATTTTCTTCATCTAATTTACGAATACGTTCCTGCAATCTAGTAATTTGCTGGTTATTTAGATGAATTGCAGATTGTTTTTCTCTTATATCATTTAGTGATTCATTAGCGTTTTCTAAATTAGTTTCAACAGAAATAGATTCCGCTTGAATTTTTTCCATAGCGGAAGTAAGTTCTTTTGCTTTAGTTTTAGCAGTAAAAAGCTTTTCTTCTCTTAGCTGCTCGCTAATAGATTGTGAACATGTTGGACAATTTTCATTGTCTTCATAAAATTTAGCATCTTTAACTACAGATGACATCTGCTGTTTAAATTGTGCAGAATAATGTAATAAAGATTGTCTTTTATCGTGTAAAGAATTTATTTCTTTCTCGATTGGACCCTGCGACTTTTCAATGGCGGAGGAGAGTTCTTGGTTTTCGGATTGTAGTTTTTCTGACTCTTCTTTACTTGATTGTATTTCATGTTTGTTTTTTGATATGTTTGCATTTGTTAACTCCTTAACATCTCTAATATATTTATTATGAGTTTCAATTGCATTTTTAGATAGGTCTAGCTTATATGTAATATCCTTAATTATATCTTTAAGTGTACTATTCTTCTCTTTCAGTAACGTATTCATCTTTGAAAACACATTAATATCCAAAAGATCCTCGATCACATCACGGCGGTGACCCGTGGGTAGTTGCATAAACGGTATGAAAGAGGAGGAACCTAATACAACAACCTGATGAAATGACTTATGATTAAGTTTCAAAATGTTTTGTTCGAGGATCTTTTGGTATTCTTTAGCATGAGAAGACTGATTGATCATCGTATCATTTTTCCAAATCTCAAAAAGATTTGGTTTTAATCCACGTACAATTTTAAAAGCAGATTTCCCAATACTAAATTCAACCTCAACAACGCATGCTTTTTGATTAATACTATTAAGCAACTGTGGCTTATTAATATTACGATGTGGCTTGCCAAACAGAGCGAATGAAATGGCATCCAACATAGTGGATTTACCAGCACCGTTTTGGCCTACAACTAAGGTAGACTTAGAGCTGTTGAGATCAATTTCTGTAAACGTATTACCAGTTGACAGAAAATTTTTATAACGAATTTTTTTAAATTGAATCATGCAATTTCCAGAGCTTGAGCCTCTGTCATAAGTTCACGCATTTGGACTTTAATTCTATCTTTATCCAAATCAGTATCTACACTTTCAATATAGTCATCAACTAATTGACTGGTATCATCAAAAGCTAGTCCTTCATCTTCTACGTTTTCGCCTATAAACTCATTAAAGTTTTCGGCAATTTTTAATTCATGAATATCTCTATTCTGAATTCTATCAATAAAACGATCAAATAAGAAGGTATCAGATTTATTTACAACGACAACTTTGACAAATTTTTTATCTAAATTACTAACATCATAGTTATTATAATCTATTTGCTCGTCATTGTACACAATTTTTTCAAATAAAGTGTAAGGATTATGTATTTTTTGTACTTCGCGTGTTTCGGTATCTACGATATGAAAATACTTTTTATCTCCAGCATCTGACCAGAAAAATTCCATTTGACTGCCAAGATACCAAATATTGTCTTTACGAGATCCAACATGAAAATGACCGGTCATGACTAATTCGAATTTACTAAAAAGCTTATGATCCATGCCACCGTGACTTTGTACGCCTTTCATCATATCAAATCCGCTTAATTCTAAATGTGCACCTAACCAATCAGCTTTACAATCACGAATAAAATTCATCGATCTTTCATAATTGTCATTACAAATCCATGGAAGTAAAGCTAGCTTAAGCGAACCATATTCCATTACAGTAGGCTCCATCACTATATGAATCTCGTTCATATAGTGACCTAAACATTCTTTAAGAGAGTTTAGTTCATTAGTATTTTTGAAGTACGTATCATGGTTACCTGGAATAATATCCATTCTCATGCCACGTTTTCTTAATTCATTTAGGAAATGTTTACGATTGTGGTTTAGAGCTTTGAAATTTACAAACTTACGATGATCATAATAATCACCTAAGTGTACTATCTGCTCGATACCTTGTCTTTCACATTCTGGAAAGAAAATTTTATCGTAAAAGTCTTGTGAATTATTTAAAAATATTTCTGAAGAATTTCTAATACCACAATGTGTATCATTCAGAATCGCTAATTTGGGCATCTAAACCTTGCTCCACCTTTTTCATAATAACATAATCTTCGTGGATAACCCATTCAACGGTGTCACCAACTTTAAGTTTAAGGTCGGACAATATTTCATCCGGAAAATTAAAGACTACGTCTTCACCATCTTCCATTAATGTTGTTGTATATACTTTCATTTTAAAAACTCACCTAAGTCTGAATCTACTGATCTAGCTTTTCTTTTTTTCTTCTCTTCTTTTACATATTCTTTTACTTCAAAATCTTGAAGTTTTACCTTTTCAATTCTATCACGAAGATTATCAACAAAAGCACCGACAACTTGATTTGTCATGTCGTCTCCATGTTCATTGTCAACAAAGTTTTCAATACCAGATTTAGTTAGGTATTTCATTTTGATGTCTTGTTGTTTTTTCTCTTTTGCGATTCTACGTAAAAACGCATACCATGTAATTTGAGTAAAATATGCAAACGCGTTTGGTTTACCTGTTCGAGTTGCTGCTTCTAAATTATAGTTGAGAATGGCCTTTAAACAATTTTCTACAGCATCCATTACCATTTCTTCGCGGTATGTATAGCGAATAAAATTAGATTTGTGAGACAAACCTTCAGAGATCCGAAGAAAACACTGAGCTATATAATCTGGTACTTTAGGAATTTCTGTGTTGTTTTTTTGGCATTCATTAACAACAGTAACATAGTCAACCACGGCTTGAGAAAACTCTGCGTTGTTTACGTAATGTATACTTTGTTTTTTTTGTCGAGCCATAACGCTTCCTTTCATTATGTATATTATACAACAAATTAGTAGAAAAGTACACTAAATTAAAAATCTCTAAGGGGAAAAATTAACAGTGTACTTTTCTGCCAAACAGTATATAATAAATTATGGTTTTTTGAAGAGGGTAGTATACAAATTTTTTAATGCATCTTAGGCTTGAATTTAACAATGTTATCACCATCAGAAAAAGGGCCGTCAGAATCATCGTATGTAATTTCTTCATCTAAACTTAGTGAATGCATATATTGATCAAATTCGTCTTCATCTAATTCTTCTGCGGCCTTTGCAACTTCATCTAAGGGAAAATCTTTTTTATGTATATCATTTGACAATGCTAGTACACTAGTCATATATTTGTGAATTACTTTATCAGCAGGATTCATTTCACCAATGATATGACCTGAATTAATAGTTTGCAATTCATCCGGATCATCATTAAATAACATCCATGGTCTAAAGGCAAAAAATCTAACACCTTTAGCAAAATCTTCTACATTTATAATTTTTAAGGCGCGCCTCACTATGATATTAGACGATTCTTCGTCATCCCATTCGACAACTTCACAAATAATTTCATCGTCATTCGTAAGTTTAAACTGCTTTATTTCACCGGTCATATTTCTACCCTATAGGTTTTATGAATGAATTTTTCTGTATTGTATATTTTTAAGCGTTCTTCTGAATGGACAAGCGCGAAATTAATTCTGTTCTTCCAACTAATATTATCTATAATGTCATATAGATTTGTTTCTTTATTATTGTCGCTTTTTCGCAATCCTCTACCGATACTTTGCAGTACTCGAATTTGTGATTTCGAAGGTGAGGCGAATATAATATTGTGTAAATTTCTAATATTAATGCCAGTAGAAAAAGTACCAAGAGAAGCCACAATAATGGCGTCATTTTGTTTTTCAACGATACCTCGAATAGCTTCGCGATCCGAGGTATCTGTACCACCGGACACGAAAAACACTTTACGATTTTCTTGTGCCTTTTCTTCTATTAAATTAAATAAAGGTTTACCATGTTTTTCAACATAGTTATATAAGACTAATGTATTCCCCTTTTGATCAAGAGCTAAGTTCCGAATGAATTTATTCCGGCCCACATGTGATACAATGTGCTCGATTTCATCCTGATATGTTCTCTTACCAAACTCTTTACGTACTTTCTCTGCATAGTTAAGTACGATACGTTTAATGTTGAGCTTGGCGAGAGTATTGTTATCTTGTAATGCTTTTGTTGTGGTAACCTTATAAGTTCTACCGAACAAACCTTGTAAGACCAACTCATGTGTTTGAGCTCCATCAAGGGTTCCTGTTGTGCCATATCTATACTCCGCTTCTTCGGCTTTATTCATGATAGACATAAGTGATTTTGATTTAAATCCATGACACTCATCACCAAATACAGCACCAAATTGCTTAAACCATACTTTAGGTAACTTGTATATAGATTGCCAAGTACTAATGATAATTCTTTTATCCGTATTCTTATCTTTACCTGAATATATTCTGTGTACTAGATTATCTGAATCATAACCATATTCTTTAAAATCATTAAACATCTGTTCTACTAATGATGTAGTCGGAACAATAATCAATATATTGTTAGAATAATTTTCTAAATACCATCTCAGGAGAGCATATATGATAAGACTTTTCCCTGATCCTGTTGGAGATAAAAGAATTGCTCTTTTTCTGGTGATAGCTTCACCTACACAGTCAAACTGATAGTCTCGCATCGGAAAGGGTAAGGATATACACTCAACGAAGTCCAGCAGTGCCTGAGGGCTGATTTCATTTCTTTCGTATGGATCTCCATAAGAAGATGATTCAGTCTCAATAAGATACTGTCTATCTCTTGCAAATTCTTTTAAGTGATATATTAGACCTGCAGGTAATTCTCCAGTCATGATATTAAAAAGTCGTATTTTGCCATCCCATAAACGATTGCGATATGCCGGCATAAACTTATAACCAGGAACATAAAACGAAAAAAACTCGTTTATTTCCTGAGCAGTACCGCTATCACAATTAATCCATAAGTTGGCGTGACTTAATTTCCTGACTCGAATTGTTTCCACTTAATCATATTTCCAATTGTCTGATGTCGCCAAGTAACGTTGTTAATTATCTCTGTTACTGTATCTATAACATTTTTATAGTATTGTATTCTTAATTCTGATTCTTGAATTTCTGGATCTGAATCATAATAATAATCCAGCTCACCTTTAAGTATTTTAAGACCGTCAAAAGGATCAGCCTCCCAACCAAGGGCCTCAACGGTTTCTTGATCCATCTTACCATTATAGTAAAGCCATTTTTGTTTCAATAGTTTCTTTTGCTCAAACTCAGATTTTTTGAGTTGAAGCTTATAGGTTGATAAAATTTCTAGATATTTGGCATGCAACATAGGTGCTAGCCGAGAAGATTCATCTAATTTACTATTATCAATAATACAGTCTTTAGCCCACATTTCGTGGATGCTCTTCAAATCAATCATAATTACTCCATAATATAATGTTATTTATCCTGCCAAATTCTTAACTACCGAGATAGATGGACTACCATCTACGTTAGTCGTGTATGTTGCTCCTACCAATTCAAAATAAGAAAATCTAAATGAAGCTCCGAAAGTAATAAATGTTTCTCCACCAGCAGTTGATTCAAACTGAATATCAGTAAGAGCTGTTGGAATACAATCTATATATCTTACTTGTTTAGTTTTATTATTATGACTGGACAATATAGTTAAGGTCATATCTGCTGTAGTTGGCGGCATGATGCCGGCTTGATATGATGGTACTTCTACTTGATCTAATATTCTACGCATCCAAGAATACATTTCATCATATGACTTCATATTCTCGTCTAATAGAATATTAGCCTGTAATTCATTAAAGGTTAATTTATCTCCAACAAACGGGACATTTTGTAATTTCTTATAGGGAACTTCTACAGCATTAAGCATCATACCAGGATGTACAAAGCTTTGACAGAAAAATTCTAAATTCGGATAATTTTTACGATCAAGCGATATCTTGAATGATGTAGGCTGTAAATAGTTAAAGTTATCTGTTAATTCTGCCACGTCATGTACCTCTACTTCCAATTGGTTTACAAATGTATTCTATAGAATCCCAATCTCCATCAGTAGGTATCTTCACATATTCTATTAGCATTTCATCACAATGTTCTTTAGTTGCAAACCATTGAACGTCTTGTTCTACACAAGTTGAGCCTAAGCATGCGGTAAGTAATATATGCCATAAAGTTTCCATACATCTATTTATATAAGTTTCACATAAAAAAAGAGCAGCCGAAGCTGCTCTTAAGTTTATTATTTTTAGAATTAAGCGCCGAGGATATTGTCGACACGGAAAATTCTGTAGTACTGGTTATTTCTAACAGTAGCTGACAGATTATCTTGTGGGGTGCCACCAACAAATGGGTTAGCAACCATACCATAGCGAGTCTTAAATCCAATTTTCGGCTGGAATGTTTCTTCACCGACTGCACGTACCATTGTTAATGGAACGTATGGGCAATAGAACAGACCTGCGTCATATGGGTTAGTACCTTTATAGCCAACGTTTACATAGTTAGCTGTTGCATACGGGTCAATATAGACTCGTGTACGACCGTTAAGTACACCAGCAAATGTGCTGCCTGTGTCATCAACGTTAAGGTTTGTAGAAAGTGCTGGTGTATAATCCAGCATACCAGCTGCTGAAAGTGCAGAAGCTACGTCAGACGAGCAGACCATAAAGTTACCTTTACCTCTACGTGTCTCTTTAGCAATTGTGTTACACTCACGCTCGATCTGAAGAATCAGACCTTTGAACTTCTCAACTGACCAACGACCATCTGCATCTGTCTGTACGTCGAAGATACCGTTGATAGCTGTGTTAGATGTTAATGCACCAGTCTTGGCTTGTGCATTAATTGAGCGAACAACTTCACGGTTGATTTCAGCCATGATTTCTGTTGAAAGAATATTAGCCAGCTCTGTTTCAGCATCTAAGCCATGAATAGCTTTAAGATCCTGTGCCAGTTCCAGAGAATATTCAGCTTTCAGTGCACGTGACTTGGCAGTGACTGTTGCTTTCTCAATGGTAAAGCCCATTTCTGCGAAAGCCTCGGTATTATCGCCAAGAGCTTCAGCTTCAGCTGTTGTATATGCATCACCTGCATAAGGACCGGTACGCTGATCATCAAGGTTAGAGTCTTGAGCAGCTGAATCGATACCAGAAAGACCTGAAGGACCATCTGTACCGTTTCCAGTTGTAGCTGAATCGCCAGAAAAACCAACTGCTGCTTCGTTAAACAGTGCTTCATCACCATCAGAAACACCAGCTTTAGTTGTACGATACTTAGACTTCATCGCAAAGATTAAGCCTGTTGGACCAGACATTGGCTGTACACCGCAGATGTCATATGCCATAAGATTTGGCATAGCACGACGTACGAGAGCAATTAAGACTGGGTTCCAGTTAGCAACACCCGAACCTGTGTTCATTGTTGGTGCGGCTTCGTTCATTACTTGCTCTTCACGAAGAGCAACTTCTTGGTTTTCCAGAATTGCAGCTGTTACTGCTTTTCTGTGATTATCTTGGATAGTGCCTGCAGACTCTTCGTTGAGTACTGGGGCCCATTTTTCCATTAACTTATCGTAAGATTGCATTTTGGACTCCTAAATTACGATTGTGTTGCTTTTAAAGCAGAGATATACTGTGCCATTGAGCCAGAGGATTCTACGATATCATCGCTTTCATCTGTATCAATATCAGCTGTCTCAACGTTTACTGACTCTTTAGTAAAGTATGATTCTTTGACAGTAGCTACTTTCTTAGAGAAAGTCTCTTCATCGTCGAAGTCTACATCTTCTACTAAAGACTTAAGTTTTGCAATTTGAGTGTCTGCAAGGTCTTTTGAATGCTCAGCAATAATTGCATCGCGCTTATAAGACTCTAACTCTTCTGCCATTGCGATTGCGTTACCAGTTGTGCTATTGAGTTTTTCCTCAAGCTCTTCAACTGTTTCAGCGAGTTCGTCAACAAGATCGATCTTGGACTCAGGAACTTCGATGTATGACTCTGTGAACAGATCTTTCAGATTGTTCATGAAGCCTTCAGCGATTTCCGTACGGAGACCAGTTTGAATTGCTAACTTGTTGTCTTCCATCCAGTTTTCAACTACGTAGTTAAGATAGCTGTCTACTTTCTCTACGAGGTCCTCTTTTGTAGAATTGATTTCTGCATCGAGTTCTTCGTTGTACTTTTCTTCAAGACGATCAATTTCCTCGGCCAGTTTTGACTTGATAGCTGCTTCGAAAATTACCTCTGCCTTAGCTTTGAAGTCCTCTGAGAGAGTAGCTTCTTCGTTAACTAATGCATTAAGGTCTGCAGAGAAGTCTGCTTCATAGTTGAGCTCAGGAGCATCTACTAATTCACCTTCTTCTTCTGTGCTTTCAGCCATCAACTTTTTAAGTGCGACAGCCAGATCCTCTTTTTTCATGCCAGCCATTTTATTATAAGCTACATTAATCATACCAGCTTTTGTACCAGGCATTTTAGGCATTGGATCTTGTTTTGTTTGATCACCCTTACGCTTTGGAGCAGTCTTACCGGCATCTTCTGCTTTATCAACAGAAGCGATAGACTGTGCTTCAGCGTTTTTCGGATCGTGAGCTTCTTCCACGACTTCGTTGTCATCATCGTGGAGTTCAACTTCCTGATTGATTTCAGTCATCTAATTGACTCCTTATACTTTAGATTTGACCAACGAGAGGAAATTCTTAAACTCACGAACCTGAGTCTCATAGAGATCAGCGCGTGGAGCTTTGATAATTTCAGTCTCCATTTTTTCAATTGTTTGAGCTTCGATAATGCCATTGTTCCAAACCCATTCTACGCCTTCCATAATTCCATTAACAAAAGCGCTAGGTGCAGATGGATCTTGTACGATATCAACGGCGTTGAGGAGAAAATCTGGTTTCACAACCATTGCTCCCCCACTTTGCTGCAAACTTCCCATACCACGAGTCGAAACACCCAGATTGACCCCGCCTTCGAGAAGACCTTTTACAATCTCACCCATAGGAGTATTCAAAATGCGTGCCTTGCCCACAACATCGTTCCCTCTCCAATCGAGGGATTCAATCTTGTGAGAAACTTTATCTAAATTAACAGTCGGTCCTTCAGGGTGATTTAATTCACCAACCGCACGACCTTTAACGACTTGTTCTGTGTTGTACTTATCAACAGCAGATTCCATTACGTCACGCGGATATATCCGACCGTTACGATTCTTTGTTTCTGCTTGCATAAAGATACCTTCAATAGAATATGATTTCTTACCATTTTTTTCTTCGGTAAGAATCTCTAAATTATCTTCGGTATATTCTGCAATCAGTTTCATTTTACTTTACCTGTTTAACGTATTCCATACCAGCTTTTTTAGCAATATTGAGATTAGGATATGTGTCAAGTTTTTCCCTATCAATGTAGGTAGTAAACTTACCTTTTTCTTTATGCACCATTACTTCAATACCTTTTACTTTAGTATCGAATACATGCTCACCAGGCGGCATGCCTTTTCGTAGCGCCTCTCTTATTTCTAAAAAAGTTTTCATTACTCTTCTTTGCTATTATTTATAATTTTATTATTTTCTACTCATATTAATATTTAGCTGTCAACATCTTCTTCATATTCTTCTTCCGCTTCATCGCCGACCTCTGCCTCATCGTCAGATTCATACTCTTCACTATCTTCGGCATCGGCTTCTTCATCAGCTCTGTCATCATCGTCTGACTCAAAGTCGAGATCGAGTTGTTCGTCTTCTGGTTCTTCTCCATTGAACATTTGCCCCGCTAATGCAACTTTAGCCTGATCTAATAGATCAGCCATCTTGTCATTCATCATAGTGTCAAACACTTGATTAGCTTTATTGAAGTCTTGATCAAGAGCATTCTGAATTAAGTCTTTTGTAAGTTCACTCATAATTTTTTACCTTTTTAATATTGTTGCCCATCGCCTTCGTTAAGGCCAGTAACACCACCCATATCTCCTACATCTGATGTAGAGCCTTCGTTTGCCCACACAAATTTTTCTATACTTTTATAATTACTAGTCTGTGCACCTATGTAATATCCAGCAGTTGTAGAACTACTAACAGCAATTTCTGATACGCCACCACCTGATGAGTTAATAGTTCCTGCTGTTGAAGCTGACGCATCACTTGCAAATAAATGTTTTTTGATATTACTGCCAGCAGACATAGTTGAAAAGTAACCAGCCGTTGCATCATTTGTTGCCACACCATATGATGAGGTGTCTAGATCACCTACAGAAGTTCCAGTGACACTAGTTGAATGTGCAAATTTTTCTACTTGATTATCCATACCATGGCCACAAACATAACCATGAGTTGTACTTGTAAATGAACCGCGGGGGATTGTGGTCTGAGCAAGATCACCGACGTCTGAAGCATTTTCATCAGTTGAAAATGAATATCTTATAATGTCTGATTGCGCCGGCGAATTACCTCCAGCATGGTAACCATGAGTATCCGATGGACCGCCTTTACGATAATAATATGTACCAGTATCATCACCCACGTCAGTAGCATTTCCAGTTGAAGCCATGGAAAACTTATCAATTATATTTCTAGTCGCAAATCCTGGTCTAACATAACCGCCAATATAATAACCATGTGTAGAAGAGGAGTTACTACCTCCTAGCTGTCTTCCGACTGTTAAATTACCAATAGATGATGTTGTTGATTCATTTGCAAATGAAAATCTACCAATACTGTTATTTGAGTTTCCGCCTGGAGCAAAGCCACCTGTAGCAAAACCATATGTAGATCCTTGAGCTTGTGTCGGAGCAATTTCACCTAAACCTAAGGTTTTAGTATTTTCAACTAAGTAATATTTAGTAGCTGCACTGTCCCAAACATAAAGTTCGTTAACTTCGCCTAACCAATGCAAAGATCCATCACCATGATCAGTAGTACTTGCTAAAAGTAATCCGCCAGAAGAATCATAATCGTAAGCAGTAACACCAGGCGGAGCATCTAGTGCACCACTACTATCGATAGTACCACCGCCAACTGCGGCAGCAAGTGCTTTAGCTAAATCTCTATTAATAGACATTGATGATCCCCTTAAATATGGTCTTCTATGATTTCTTTCAGAGTTTCAAAGGCCTCACTGTCTTCCATCATTAACTTTCTCATAATCTCAACAAGCTCGTATCGTTCCATTTCCTCGAGCTTGCTCGCAATCATTTCTTCCATTAGCTATTAGTCGCCACAAATGCATCATACCAAGCTTCAACCATAGCTGTAACTTGATCATTTGTCATGTTGTCCTCTGAAATCTCACCATCATCACCCATAACTTTCATTGGCTCAGCAGCATGCATACCAAGTACACGTGTTACCATTTCAGCTTTTGTAAGCTCTTCAATTGTATCTGGAACCCAATACTCACGATCAGCTTCAGCCTTTACCCAACCCACATATGTGTGATCGGCTGGATTATGCCAATGGCCACGATCTTCTACATAGCCTGGGATTACATTTTTTCCTGTTTCAGAAATCTGAAACTTATATTCGATTACTGGCATTATTCTTCTCCTGTTGAATTACCTAGTAGCGCTACTTTTTTGTCCATCGTAATTGAACCAATATACTCATTTTTAAATCCTTGAAGATCCATTCTTACTTCATCAACTTTGTGTCGATTAGCAAGCTCTTCTACGATTTCATCAACAAAAGTATAAAGACCTGAAACATCCCACGAATCTTGTTCAGCTTCGCTCTTTACATAATTCCTCAAAACGTTTTGCATCTTTGTTGGATTAATACCAATCTGCTCAAGATACTCTTGCTCTCCTTTAGTAATAGAACCACTTTGTCTAATATCACGAATACACTGCACAATACTTCTCTTCATATGTGACTGTGTTTCTTCAGCTTCAACATCCTCTTCACTAAAGTCAGAAACTTTTTCTTTTAACTGTTCATACAATTCATTAAGTGCCAATAGATCTTTCATAGCACCTTCAATAGCTGTTGAACTCTCTGCAAGTCCTTCTTGAAGTTGAGCCAGCTTTACTTTTAGATCTACTTCTCTCCAATATTCTAAGAGTTCAGGTTTTGATAACTCTTCTTCAATCTTTTTAATCTTAATTTCATTTTGTACATGTTTCCATTTGGCTTCATTAAGTGCGCCTTTCTTACGAGAGATCTCAGCTGAGATCTGTCTCATATTTTTCATAGGCGACAACCAACTTAAATTCAAATGTCTCCACATCCATTGTGTATGACTATGATTCCAAATAGATTGTAATTCATTAGTATTCTGAATAGCCAAATCGACTTTCTCAGAATTTTCCTTAAAGGTTAAACCTCCAAAACTTTCTTTAGTAGCTAATGATCCCTTACCAAAGACATCACTCATTGATACACTAAAGCCACTAATATCGCGAGTGATATCTAAATCAGTACGAAGCTGTTCAAACACTGCGACTTCTGTCGATTTCTTTTCTTTTTCACTTTTCTTCGACATAATATCTCCTATGCTTTATTTATATAAAAAATTATTTAAACCGATTGGATCCATGAACCCAAACAACAATAACCCATCTTTCTCCTTTAGTTACTGGAGAAACGCGATGTAGTAAATAACTGGGGAAGAAGGTAATAGAACCTTGTTCATCAACAGCTTTCATTTCATTTCCATTATTATTAATCTCTAAATTTCCACCCTCGTACACATCACGTTCTGTAAGTGGAATTGATAGAGAAATCTTTCTTGTAGCAGCATTGCCTTCACCGCAATCAATATGCCAATCATAATGACCATTCTCAGTAGACTTGTAATGCAAGAGCTGTAAAGAATGAGTAATACCTAATAGATCAAATTTATAATATTCTGAATTAGCAACACCTACAGCAGTAGCAATCTTGTCGAAGATCCACCGCGTTTCATCTGTTAGCTCAATATGGTAAGTATCAACAGATCTAACTTTAGGATCATAGGTTCCACCGTCTTCGCCTGTACCTACAGTTGACTTTACTGGATACAACTTTTTATTTTGATCTAAAATCTTTTGACATTCAGCTGGACTAAATGTGTGCTCAGGTTTAAATCCACTATGATATGTTGCAGCACCTGGGAAAATATCGTCACACGTACGAATCATAACGCCGTCATTAATAACGGATGATGTCATCTCTGGTTTAATAGTAGCAACTTGCTTTTTAGGCTGATCTACCTTTACTGGTTTATCTTCGAACTTACGTAATGTGCTTTCTTTCTTGTCTACGCCAAGTTTTGTGCGCCCATCATAAGCATGATCTGCATGTGGACCATTAGCATCTACGTAATGTAAGAATACTTGTACTTGCCATTTACCTTTATATTCAGGTCTCCAATGATTTAACTCATTGCCATGATACATGACAAGATCACCAATATTAATATCAATTGGTGTACCCACGATGTCATCATCATCTTTGCCGAAGTAAATAGGCCAAATACCAGAACCAGGATCGAATCCGAGAGTCATTGTACCTGAGATTTCGCACGATGGCCTGTCTTTATGCTTTACTAGTGTTTCACCTGGTGCATAAATTCTAGCGTATGTGTATGCTGGTAGAAGCTCAATACCTAATTGCTTAGATAGCGGACCTGCCAGAGTTTCCAATAGAGTATCAAATACTGGATCTCCGTATACACTATCTGATAATGGACATTGAGGATCTTTTGTTAATTTGCCGGCATCTTGTAAACCATACATATGGGTCGTAAGTGCTTTGCAATCCTCACGTGATACTACATTCGAAAGATAGATATATTTTTGTTCTTTAAAGTGTTCTGCTGCGCTCATGATAAAACCTCTGGATAAAATGCTTTATAAAACCATTCGTAGTTATCTATAACTCTGTTATGAAAGTCATTTGATAGTACACGCTTAGGTTCAGACCAAGGAACCATTTGCTGTTTGACTCGGTGATCTGTTTTTTCAAAAAAGTATGCATTGTCGTGTTCATACATTTCTGATTGTTGAATATTTTCGAGATCGTGGAAGTAAGAATCTATACCAAGAACCTCGTATATGCGATTAATCATAAAGATTGGCTCTTTAAGAAAATCTTCGTATCGTACAAATTTAACGTTTTCTGAATTAAACATTTCCATATATCGTGGAAGTGAATTGTGTAAAGGATCAGAAAAGGAATTTAATGTCGTAAAATGATAATTATATTTTTCGTCCTCACACATTGTAGCATAGTTCCTGCCTTCATTATCAATAGTGTGAAGAGCCTTTAGCTTTGAGTTAACTCGATCAAAACTTTCTACGATATCTCGTAAATCTCTAATCATTACAATATGTTTGGAATCTGGAAAAAGATGATGTATTCGTGTCCACTCACGCGACTTCGAAATAACTATAGGTTTTTTTGTAAGACCTGCGTACCAACCAATAGTAGCACCCATTGCCATTCCGTAAACAGCTTCATCTGCTTGCTTAGCAGACATAGCCTGAAACTTTTCTTTAGTCCTAGACTTCTGCAAAATATTAGAGTCTAGGATTTCTGGAAACGGATCAGTTGTTGTTGTAAAGATATTAGGATTTTGTTGAAGTATATTCATCAAAACTGTAGAACCAGTTCTGGGAAGTCCACTACAAAAATGCAATTGTTTCATTATAAATCTCAAAAGGTAATTGTATAGTATTATATATTAGACTACAGCAGTTGCATGACTTTGCGGTGTATTATATAAATCAGCAACATCAGTTGCATTACCATCTGCAGCAAAGGGAAACTTTTGAATTGTATTACTATAATCGCCACCTCCCGGTTGATATCCACCCGCTATATAGCCTTCAGCTGTAGTGCTTACGCCAGCACCTAAAGCCATAGTAGCTAAGAGATCTCCTACATCTGATGCATTACCATCAGATGTAAATGAAATTTTTTGTATTTTATTAATATAAGAGGGCCCGCTTTCTCCTCCAGCTGTATAACCAGCAGTTGTTGATTGAATACCGCCGGCTGTTCTACGCGTAGCTTCTGATAAATCACCTACAACCGATGCATTTGCTGCTGTTGCAAACGCAAATTTGTCGATGTTATTAGACGTTATGAGCGATGGCCCTGATGAACCACCTGAGGTATAACCGTGTATAGAAGAAGATGAACCGCCCGCACCTTGTCTTCCTGAGCTTAAATCACCTCTATCAGTTGCATTGCCGTCCGAAGCAAATGAAAACTTATTAATTTCATTCTTTGCATCCTCGCCTCCCATTGTGTAACCATCTGTTAATGACATAGTTGAGGCACCCCGCTTATTTGAATAGGTAAGATCACCAACGTCAGTCGCATTTCCATCAGTTGCAAAATCAAATTTATCAATAGGATATCCTGCGTCTGAGCCACCAGCTGCATAACCATGAGTAGCAGATGATGCGCCACCAATCCCCCATCTTGCGACTGTTAAATCACCTGCGTCAGTGCCATTCGCACCACTTGTAAGTGAAAATTTTCCTATTTCATTTGTTGTAGCTCCATCGTACCCACCCATTACATATCCAAATGCAGCACCTTGACCAGCAGTTCTACTACTACCACCGCCACCAGATCCAGTAATAGAAGACCATGAACCACCAGCAGAATCGAGAACATACAAGAAGTTATCACTAGCAGACATAAGTACATTACCTACATTCGCTGCATCAACTGGCATTGCGCCTGAGCTATCGTAAGTGTTTGCAATCGTGTTAGCTGCTCGGGCTGCTTTAATAATTTTTAATAGTTCATCTGTAGATGTAGAACTATTAGCAGCAGCAATCTTGGCTTCAACGTCTGCAATAAGATTTGTTAAACTAATTGTCATGTCCTATATCCTTACACAAAATTGTTCGCGTGGCCATAGCTGGCTGTAACCAAGTCGCCGACATCTGTAGCGTTTCCATTCGATGAAAATGGAAATTTTTGAATTACGTTCGATGTCCCACTCGGCGCCGGCAAGCCCCCGTGATCGTAACCAGATGCGGCGCTTTGATTACCCGAAGAATGACTTTTATATCTACCTGCATCTAAATCACCCACATCCGTTGTATCTCCGTCTGACGAAAATGGAAATTTTTGAATTACGTTTATATATGTCCACGGTGGCCCGACTTGCCCGCCTGCATGATAGCCATCTGTTTCAGAAGAGGTGCCGGCACCTCTGAAAACCGATTGTAATAGATGACCAGACTCTGTTACGGCCTCGCTAGCAAATGGAAACTTTTGTATTGCATTTCCTCCTAAAGAACCCGGAAATGGATATCCACCCATTGCATATCCAGCTGTGCCAGAAGATGCTCCAGTCATATTATATGAGGTTCCAGCTAGCGTCGGAGTCTCTGCTGAAAAGGTGTCTGCAGTGTATGCATACTTTGTAATCTCGGTTCCGTTACCTGCTAACCAGCCATAGTCTGCTGAATGTAGTGAAGCCGTGCCGGAGCGATTAGCTGTTACAGCAGAAGTCGATGAAGAAGCTTCTGATGCAAAAAGCATTTTTTCAGAAGTAAGTTGACCTGTTGAATTGCCGGATGAAATTCTATATCCAGCATCTGAACTAGATAACCCAGCCGGCTGTTTCCGTGAGGATATCATATCTCCAACATCAGTAGCATTACCATCTGAAACAAAGGAATATCTTTCTATTCGATTACTTGGCGGCATTGAGCCTGCAGCATAACCATAAGAAGAACCTAACATCGTGAAGCTACTGCCACCACCAGACGGTGTGCTTGTAGTAGATTCCCATCTACGACCATTGTTCATCTTAATAGAGCCAGTACTTGTAATGAATGCAAGTCGTTCTTCTGAAGATGTGGCAGTAGGTAACAATCCATCACTATCGTAGTGACGAACCATTGGTGTATGAGCTAACTGTGCCGCTTTGACCATATTGTTCAAGTCATCTAAAGATGTTGAACTGTCAGCACTATGAACTTTTGCTCTAAGAAGCTCTAATACACTTTTAATATCTGTAGCTGCCATTGTTTTATATCCTTAAACTTGAAACCCTTTAGTATAAAAACCACCGGTAATTAAAGTGTCATTGGTATTAGTTGAATTAGCATCACTGGCAAATGGGAATGATTGAATAACAGTTTTATAATTGTGGTAAGGTGTACCATAACCGCCTAATATGTATCCTGCTGCTGTTTCAGCTGCACCTCCTCCTCTATGCCACCCAGATAAAAGATCTCCGACATCTGTTGCATTACCATCTGACGCAAACGGAAACTTATCAATAACGTTTGATGCGCTCGGAGTTTTTCCTCCTGCAGTATATCCGTGTGTTGTGCTATTTATTCCTACTTGCCTATACCGGCCTACCGTCAAATCTCCTACATCAGTGGTGTCCCCCTCTGATGCAAACGGAAATTTTTCAATCATATTACTTGGTTGAAAACCTCCGCTGACAGGGTATACACTACCAGCATTAATATAGCCGTGAGTAGTACTACTATTACCAGACGATGCAAAATAATTTGTATAATTACTGGCTGTAAAGGTACCACCACCCGATAGAGATATAGAGGAGCTAAAAGAATATTTGTAATATGCTGATCCAGGTGATGTTGGAAAATCATATGTCTTTCCAATATAGCCATGATCAGCTGTTTGAACATTACCGTTAACGCCGTCATATGTTTGAACTGTAAGAGTACCCACATCTGTAGCATCACCGTCACTAGCAAAAGGAAATCTGTCGATACGTGTTTTAGCGTCAGCCTGTGGCCCATTAGGATTGAAACCCCCTAAGGCATAACCATAGTCTGAAGCACTAGCTTGTGCAGCAAACATCGTCCTTGCTACGGTTAGATCTCCAGCATCCGTAGCATTACTACCACCAGCAAATGCATACTTATCGATAGCAGCATTATGACCTGGGAAAGACGGATGACCAGCATTAGATGCTGAATAGGCATATGTACT